GTGGATATGTATCAAAAGGCCGGCCAAGAGGTTGGCAGTTTATGAAAGAGTTTGTAGACCCACAAGGCAATGTATTTCATAAAGGAAAAGAACAGCCTAATCTAAAAGGAACTATAGAACCGACTAAGATTGATCAATCACCTAAAAAGAAATTATCTAAACTAGAAAAAAGTGAGTTACGAGATAAGATAAATGAACAAATGGCTTTAGTAAGAGGGCAATTAAAGAAGGCTAAATTCAAAAAAGATATTAAGTCGGGCAATTCTCAAATGAAGAAGTTAGAGAGACAGTTGAAAAAGATACGATAATCTTTTGACGTACGATATTTTTTTATTATATTAAGTATAAATAAAAAAAAGATATGAGTATATACGAAGAACAAGATCCTAAAGAGCCTTTGATTGTTGAAGAACCACAAGGCAAGTTATATGAAGCATTACATAATCAGTTAGGAACATTATTAGATTATGAAGATTCTGTAATCTTTATTAATGATGAAATCAATGATACAACATTAACAGATTTCATCATTCGAATGAGGAGTTTATTACAACATAGAAAAGACAAGTCATCGCCAGTTAATTTAATGATTAACAGTCCAGGAGGAGATGTATATGAAATGTTTGGTATTATTGATTATATAGAATCTTTAGATGTTAAAGTAAATACTATATGTAGAGGTAGAGCCATGAGTGCTGCAGCAGTTATATTAGCATGTGGTACTGGTAATAGAATGATGAGTAAACGTTCAACAGTAATGTTTCATCAATCATCTAGTTTTATGGGAGGTAAGATGAGTGATATAACAGCTTATCTAGATAATGTTAAAAATCTAGAAACTCTTATATATGGCATGTTAGCAGAAAAAACAAATAAAGAAGCAGATTGGTGGAGAGAAAGAATGAGAAATGATATGTTTCTTACGGCAGAAGAGTTATTAGAAATTGGAGTAATAGACCAAATAATATAAAATAGAAATTATGAAATTAACAGCAGAACAAATAGTACAAAATTGGGAAGACCTTATTAAAGTTATTGACGATAATTTTACAGGCGAAAGAAAGGATAACTTAAAAGCAATGTATACAGATTTAGAAGATAGAATGTCTGTACAACCTGCATCTAGTTTTGATCATTATCATAATGCATTTGAAGGTGGTTATGTAGACCATGTCTTAAGAGTTATTAAGTGTGCAAAAAAGGTTTATTCATTATGGACTGAAATGGGAGCAGATATGTCAGGCTATACTGAAGAAGAATTAGTATTCGTTGCATTAAACCATGATATAGGTAAAATGGGGTTTCCGGGAGAAGGTAATGAAGTATATATTCCTAATGATTCTGAATGGCATAGAAAGAATCAAGGACGTATGTATAAGATTAATCCTAACAATCCTTTTAGCCTCGTAAATGACCTATCTATTTGGTTATTGCAACATTATAACATTAGTATCACTTGGAACGAAATGTTAGGTATAAAGTTAACAGACGGATTATATGACGAAAGTAATAAACCATATTTCATGTCCAGAACAGCAGATTCCAAACTAAAAACTAATTTAGGATATGTTATGCACCAAGCAGATGCAATGGCAGCTAGAATAGAATTTGAAATGTGGTATAAAGGGAAGCCGGCACAATCAGCGCCTATCAAAAAACAATATGCAAAAAAGGCATTATCAAATACAACAGATAATGTAAATGCTAAAGAGATGTTTAAAGATTTATTTGGAGATAAATAATATGACAACAATTATAATATTATCAGTAATATTAGCAATATCAATTTTTGTTAATATCAATCAATTACGTAAACAAGAAGCTTCTGCAGAATATGTAGAAGAATTAGAAAATTCAAATACCGAATATTATACGTTCTTTCAAAGTTTAAAGACTAGAGTAGGACAATCTAATTCTCAACTAAAACAGATTGATAGGTTAGGGTCATTTGAAGCAGATGATGAGACAGGATTTGCATTCAAAGAATTACGTGATATATATGATGAATTAAATAAGGGATTTTAATGGAAATACTAGATAAAATAGAAGGGGAGGGTTTAAGTTCGGTAGATAAGTTCTATATATGGCATGCAGCAGAAATGAAAGATCTAGAAGAAAATGGTCCTAAAAAACGTAGAGGAAGAAAGCCTAGTAAAAAACAATATTTTACTTATATAACAGACCAGGCAATTATTGCATATAACTTTGAACCTTCGTTTGCAAAAAGAAATAAAGTATTTCGTGAGTATATTAACTACCCATTTAACAAGTTAGTAGAGAATATATATTATACGTTTAGATTTAGTTATTTCGATGTCCCTTATGAAGATATTAAAGCTGAGGTAGTTGCGTTCCTAACAGAAAAAATAGGTAAATTTAAAGAAGGCAAAGGAAAGGCATTCTCATATTTTTCTATTGTAGCTAAAAATTATCTTATTATTCAAAATAATGCTAATTATGCTAAACTAAAACAAAGGTCTGATTTAACAGCTGTCGATGAAAATAGAAATATTCAAGGTGAAATATCTTTGAACGAACATCAAGAATCTTTAAGAGATTTTACAAACCAATGGTGTGAATGGTATGATGAAAATCTTAATTATATATTTTCTAACAAACGAGATATTATTGTAGCAGATACAATATTAGAGTTATTTAGAATGCGAGATAATATTGAGAACTTTAATAAGAAAGCATTGTATATTTTGATAAGAGAAAGAACAGGACTTAAGACTCAAAATATTACTAAAGTTATTAATGTAATGAAACGAGATTATGCTAAGATGTACGGAGTATATTCTAAATCTGGGTTTATTGTTAATGCAAACAAGATATCCTAATCTAAATTAGTAGTTCTTTATATTTATAATAAAGGAACTATTATATGAGTACAGAATTCGAACTTTTTAAGGGGACTAATTTTTCTGATTTGATGAAGGATATTTATCATAATTCAAAAAAGAAATCTAGACAGATTGATACTTTAATCAAAAGCCTAGAGCCTATGATTAAGAATACTGGTGATGCTACTGTCATAGTTCCTATGATCAAAGACTATCTAGAAGTATCTGTTAAGAATGATGATGCGTTAGTTAAATTAGCTGCAGTATGTCAACGACTAGTATCAGCATCTGGTAAAGATGATGAGGGTAATGAGTACGGATTAACAGATGAAGAAAGAGCACGTTTATTGGAAGAGGCAGAAGCAGAGATAGAAAAATTAAAACCAGAAACAGAGGTAGCCAATGGCATCGATAAAAACGGAAATAGGTCAGGTACTAGAGACATGGTTACCGACCCAGTTCAAGGAGACTAAAGACCTTAAAGGAAACCCTTTACCACAAGGTACTATTCGTGTAAGATTTTTAGGTGTTGAAGATTATGCATATCCTGCAGACCCACTACGTACACCAGTTCCTTTATATGGAGAACAAGTTATATGCATGAGTCTGCCTGCAGGCGATTCTACAGCACGTGATCAAAATAAGTGGTATTATACTTCTATAGTTAATGCTCATGGAAATATTAATAATTCATTGTTGCCTTTCTTGCAAGACAAAAAGACAGAAGAAACGACCGACCCTGCTAGTCCTATTACTAAAACAGGTGTAGGTAAGAAGCCAGAACAAATAAGCTTTACAGAAAAGGATATTGTTTCTATACAACCATTTCAGGGAGATACATTATATGCCGATCGATTCGGTAGTTTATTACGATTTTCATCTACACATATAGATGGTTTGATTCAATATCAAAATGACCCTTTTTGGAAAGGTGAAACAGCAGGCGACCCATTTGTATCTCTCACATGTGGTATATTAGGATCTGTTACTGGCAAAAGTAGTGAGAAGTATTATACTATAGAAAGTCCAAAAAACGATGCATCATTTATTTATCTCACATCTACTCAATATTTCAATACACTCAAATTCTCTCAAAGAAAGGTAGGTAAGTCGGTAAAATCATTAAATGATTATAAATTGGGCCAAGTAATAATAGGTTCTGATAGATTAGTATTTGATGCTCGTAAAGATGAAGTATTATTGATATCTAAAAAAGATGTCAAGATTGCTACCCCATCTTGGCAAACTGATATGGACGAGTTTTTTACTCAAATGTTAAAGTTGATTGAAGAAGTTATTAAACAAAATCAAAATTTAGAAATGGCACATATAGAGATTGCCGCATTAGGAATTAATTCTGCAACATCTATACATCCGACAGGAGTGGGTCCGTCTGGTCCTCCTTTAAATACAGCAGCCTTTGCCGCAACCAATGCTGCAGCAATAACTAATGCAATAACTACATCATCGATAAGAACTCGTATTGAAGGAATCAAAAGTATAATCCAAAAAATGAAACAGTAATGCCATTAGGACCTAAGCGTACACAATTAGAAGCAGATTTAGCATCATTATTAGGATCTCCAGAAGCACCTATGTCTGGAAAGGGATTGGCTAAAGCGTTATCTGAGTTTTCAAAAGGCATCCTTCCGCCAACGATAGGAATAATAACAGGAATACCTATAGCAACAGCAGTATACGATAGCGCCCCGGCGATGGATAAAACAAAAGGAATAGAAGATGCAATAAATGCCTTTGCCGATGCAAATGCACAGGGCATGGCAGTGTTTTTGTTTACAGGTACTGCACCACCGCCTATTACAGGCATTAAGCAACTATTTGAAATTATAACAAAGAACAAAGGTACGGTAAGTGATATGGCTAAAGCATTATCGTATGCAATCTTAGCTAATTATACATTAGGTCGTTCTGTATTTAATCCGTTAAGTATTCCTATACCAACATGGAATATACCTATACTGCCAGCATCGATACTTGATGAATTAGATCAAAATGATATTAATGATAGATTATCAAAGGCTCAAGCACAAGCACGTGATCTCGAAGATACAAATCTTAATGGAAGATTGGAGACAGATGAATTCTTCAGACAGATGAATGAAGGCTAGATATTAGGCCGGCCATTTCACCGGTTTAGACATATTTATTAAAAAGGGAATTACTATGAAAACACAAGGATTCGTAAAGTTATTACGTAAGGTAATTAGGGAAGAGGTTCGTAACGTTATTGTTAAAGAACTAAAACCTATACTAAATGAAGTGAATATCAAGAAACATGATATTAATCTTCAGGAGGTATTAGATACTCCTAAGAAACCTAAACAACCGGTTATGAAAAAACAATATACAAAAAATGCAGCGTTGAATGATATATTAAATGAAACGGCATCAACTCCACCAGAAGAATGGAATTCGATGAATTTTAGATCTGATATGGCAGAAGCATTTGGTATGCAAAGTTCTAATACTCCACTTGCAACAAAAGGAATTAATGGAGAAAGAATTGATATGAATAATGAAGCAGTTGCAACTACAGTAAATGCGATGACGAAAGATTATTCGGCATTGATGAAGGCAATTGATAAGAAAAAGGGAATGTAATAAATGGCTCGTCCAATATACCAATATAAACCAAAAGAAAATGGCGATACTGCATTAGGTATATTATTACCTCTTAATAAAGACGCGAAGGGCAAGTCAGTTGCAGACACATATAATAGTTCGGCAGTTTCTGGCAAAGGTGTATTTGAATCTTCTTATACAACTGAAGAGGCTGTTTTATCAAATCTTACAAATTTACTTTTAACTACAAAAGGACAACGTTATATGCAACCAAATTTTGGGACAAATATATCTTCTGTGTTGTTTGAAAATAATACAGATGATGTTAGAGAGTTGTTAAAAGAAACAATGGAGGAAGATATAAAATATTGGTTACCATATGTTAAATTATTAGATATTGAAATTGCATCATCACGAGACCGCCATACAATAAGTTTAAGATTATCATTTAGAATTGATTCAATTAGTGCTAATATTGTCATTAATGTGTTGGCGAGTGAAAATTCATTACAAGTTGATTCTGTTGAACGTGGTGAGATATTAGACCAAGTCGGAACATTTGGAGGTAGTACAGCATTTAACACAGGCCTGGGAGGGTCTTATTAAGAATTAAAGAGAAGGGTTAACTTATGGCAAACTTAGTTAAGAAAGATGTAAAATACTTAAATAAAGATTTTGCTCAGTTTAGACAAAATTTAATAAACTTTGCAAAGAATTATTTTCCAGATACATATCAAGATTTTAATGAATCATCTCCGGGTATGATGTTTATGGAAATGTCTTCATATGTAGGAGATGTATTATCATATTATACTGACAATTCTTTTAAAGAATCTTTATTATCAACTGCCGAAGAATCTTCTAATATTTTAATGTTGTCACAATTATTTGGGTATAAGCCTAGATTGAATGCGCCAGCAACTTGTACATTAGATGTATTTCATTTAGTACCAGCAAAAGGTACAGGAGCAAATGCAGCACCGGATATGGCATATGCGTTAACAATTGCTTCCGGAATGGAAGTATCTACGGAAGATAATATTACATTTCATACGGAAGAGTCTATAGATTTTTCTCAAGACCCAGAAGTTACAGTATATGAAATTGATGTATCGGGTAATGTAGTACGATATCTTCTTAAAAAGCAAGTTAAGGTTATCTCCGGTACAATTAAGTCATCTACTTTTTCGTTTGTAGATCCTAAGCCATATGATAAAATTATATTGCCTGATACAAATATTATAGATGTTATAAGTTGTTCGGATAGTGCTGGTAATACTTGGTACGAAACAGATTATCTAGCACAAGATACAATTTTTGAAGATGTTGCAAATATACCATTCAATGATCCAGAATTATCGGCATATCGATCAACAGTGCCTTATATATTAAAACTAAGAAAAACTGCTAGAAGATTTGTATCTAGAGTGAGAGATGATAATAGAGTTGAATTATTATTTGGCTCTGGAGTGTCTTCTGATGCAGATGAAGAAATTATTCCTAATCCTAAAAATGTTGGACATGGGTTAGAATACCTAAGACGTACTACAACATCAAATGTAGATCCAACAAACTTTTTATATACTAGTACATATGGTATAGCACCATCTAATACAACATTGACAATTAAATATTCATACGGAGGCCGTGTAGAGGAAAATGTTGGAATTAGTTCAATAGTGAGTGTTACTAGTGTAAGTTATCTGAATGAAACGGGATTAGTAGACCTTAGTTCAACTAAAGCTTCTTTGGCAGTTGTTAATAATGAACCTGCAGTAGGAGCTCGAGCAAGACAAGATTTAGATTCTATAAGACAAAATGCAATGTCGACATTTGCAGCACAGAATAGAGCAATCACAAGAGAAGATTATATCTCTAGAGTATATTCATTACCTTCAAGATTTGGTACGGTTGCAAAGGCATATATAGTAGGAGATTCGCAGATTAATACTGCAGATAAAACATATCCGGCCGAAACTATATCAAATCCATATGCACTGAATCTATATATATTGGCACAAAATGCTGATGGACATTTTACTGATAGCAATCAAGCTTTACTAGAAAATCTTAGAACATATTTATCACAATACAGAATGTTAACTGATGCACTTAATATTAAGTCGGCATTTATTATCAACTTAGGTATTAATTTTGAAGTTATTCCTAAGCCAAATGTAAATTCAAATGAAATTGTTCTAAAATGTATTGCTCGATTAAAAATATTGTTACATAATGATAGAATGCAAATCAACGGGCCATTAAATATTTCTTCTATTGTATCAGATTTAGATAGTATAGATGGTGTACAAAGTATTCCAACTTTTGAGTTTGTAAATTTACATTCTTCAAATAAAGGATATTCTGGAAATCAATATGATATCAATAGTGCAATAAAAAATAACATTTTATATCCATCATTAGACCCTAGTATATTTGAAATAAAATATCCTAATGCAGATATAAAAGGAAAAGTAGTTAAGCCATAGGGATAAACCATGAATAGAATATATTACGCAGAAAGAGATACAACCATATACGAACAATACCCAGACCGTAACACAGGTATCGACCAGATTCTAGAATTAGAAAAAATAACATCTGGATCTTTAAATTCTAAGACTGGGTTTATTGATGCTAATACATATAATAGTAGAATACTTATTGACTTTGGTTCAGAAGTGTCTACGTTAGCACAATCGATTACAGATGGAGATATTCCAACAATTGATAATACTAATATAACATCGGCATCTATATTTTTAAATCTACATGCTTCGGATGCATCAGACTTATTACAATCATATACAATCAAAGCCTATCCTATATCTGAATCTTGGGATAATGGTGCTGGTTATATGGATAATGAACCAGCAACAAAAGTTGGA